AGCACTGGAACAACTTCGCCCTGTTTGGTATTTGCGTTGGACTTGTCAAATGTATAAGCCCGCTTCTGCTCTTCGCTGCTGCCGCCTGATGTAATCCCTCCGCCGGTCGTTTTCGCGTTTGGCATCTGCGGCGTTGGCGTCAACAGCTGGGCGACACCGCCAAAAATCATCCCGAAACCTGCAGCTGCAAGCGGTATGCCGCCGCCAACCGTACCGAACACAATTACAACAGACGCGATTAACAGCGCTACCCCGATAAGGATTTTGCCTACTGCACCTTTACCCACCGGGATGGGAGCCAAAATAAAACGCTTACTTAGTGGCCAGAGCAAGCCATCTTCGTCTAAACCTTCGGCGTGGTCAGTAACAGCACGCCAGCGAATACCGTTTTCCTCTGAATCCAGCAGGTACTGGCGAAGCCCAGGGATTTGAGCGCACAGTGCTCGTACAGCTTCAGCCGGAGTCTTTACCGCAAGCTTGAACTGACGACCAAAACGGCGACCTGCCTCGCCAAGCAATCGGACCGTGACCATCAGCCAGCCCTGCGCACAATCATGTAAGCATTCTCGCGGAAGTAACCGCTATATGCCGTAACTCCAGACAATCTGCCAACTAGATGCTGATACAGCCTATTGGCGGCAGGGTCTTCCACTACGGCGACGTGGTTGCAGACATTCTGGTTGCGGATTCTGAAAAGAATCACATCCCCACGGATTAAATCAGACCCGGCAGGCAATTTGACAAACCCTTCAGCAGCAAAGTTTTCCTCAAAATAAGTAAAGCCAGGCTTTGACCACTCGCCCTCATATCGCCGGGCATAATCGCCCATTTCAACGCCCATCTGCTGTTTGTACCAGTCCCGCACGGCGGAATAACAGTCATAGACGCCGTAGTTCCAAGGGCGCCCTAACAAACCTGCATCCTGCGTTGGGTCAAGCCAGAACGCTTGGCTGCCGCCACAGTTCCAGACCGCATAGGGCATGTTGAGCGTTTTGCACGCCTTGATATCTGCTGGGCTGAAACCGCTGTAATTGGCGTGGCTGTGCCAGCAGGCTTTCGCGTCTTCGATGTAATCAGCCGTGTCTTGGGCGCTCATTACAAACGTGTCAGGCTCCTCGCTGATGTTTCTGCACTCCACCACCGTTCCATCAATCAAGATGAAACCACATGTTTCTTTTGGAAATGCGCGTTCCGCATAGGTCCGCATTGCCAGCCGCTGTTCAGCGGTAAGCGGGTTTTGCCATTGAGTCAGCATCAGCCTTGTGAATCAACGAGACCTGGGAAACCGCCAAATGGCAGACGGCCAGTGCCAAACCGAAGTTGACAGCTGTTCAAGCGTTTGCCGCATACATCATCAGCCGCACTGACAACAGGGTCATCATTAGCGTCAAAATAATCAGTCCCGTCATAGTGGCAGCCAATATCACTGCGATAAATCCATTGGCATTGTTCGCGCAGCATACGGCGACCGGGCAATGCGCGACCTTCAAGGTCAAATGGGACTGCCAGCTGGAATGTGATAGCTAGCTTGGTTTCACTTGATTTCTGCTCAACTACCCAGGAATCCGGTCCCCAGTAGGCATTAACATCCGCCCCAGGGGTGCCGTCTAAATAAGTTGTCAGTGTTCTGATGCGACTGACGCTGGCACCAACCAAGTCCCCATAGGTATTAGTCAACGCCGTAATTGCCAAGCCAACATTTGCAAATGTAATTTTGGGACGTTCTAATTTGCCGCTGGTATTTAGCTCAAAGCCATCTGCCTGCAATGGCAAAGCGGTGTAAACGTTGCTGTCATAAGTAATGTCCTGGCCATCGGTCTGAGACCAGTTGCAAAAACGGTAAATCGATTGGTCAGTTGAACCGGCAGGCAGCAACGTTGAAATATCCAGAGTGAAGAGGTCAATGACCTCCGGCATCTGAGTTTTAAATGTCTCAGCAATAGGTGGTGCTTGCGTCATACGTACACCCTCTTCAAACCAAACTCCAAGGTTGAGTAAACAGGACTTACTGGAGTGATTGTCCAACCATCTCTAAGTAAGAAATTTCTAGAACCCAAGGACAAAGTAATTTCAACCACTGTCGCATCTGCGATGGTTACAGATGTCAACAAGCCAGTGGCTAAGTTCGCCGTGTAGTCAGTTGGGCGGGTGTAACCAGTCAGGGTCAATGATTCAATATCTGTATAACCAAGATTTAAAACGCCAGCTGCAAATGGTCTCGAAAAAGTTTTCGTATTAAAAGGCGGTGTCCAAGGTATTGCTGTCCCCTTCAAGGAAAGCAAGTAGCTTTCAAGAGAATAAATTTCTTCATTAGTAAGCGCAATTGTTTTGCATTCCCATACCTCTTGCTGTGAATTCAAACCATCAGTAAGAACTTGCGAATAGCCATCGCCAAAAGATGCGACTTGCGCTCTTTGACTACGCTGGACCCGTGAAGCCAAGTCAAGCTTGATGTCGTTGAAATTGACGTAGGTCATCGCAGGACACCTCCGCTACGGCGTTCATTGACCAAGGTTGACATCACAATACCCTGTACTTGATTCGCAATCTGCTTTTGGGCTGCAGGCGACAACTGCTCACCGGTATTTTCCACCGTGATATTGATTGAATCTACTTGCACATTGCTTCCAGCACCCTTCATGGTGACAGGGATACTGCGACCATCAGGGAGAGGCACGTAAGCCTCTGGAGTGCTGCCTTCGCCAAACATGGCTAATTGAGGCGAGTTAGCGATGCCTCCTGCTGCATATTTCTTCAGGGGAACCTCGCCATCCTTGGACATGATTCCGCCATTAGCAAATGACAAACCGGTTATCGCCTTTAAACCTTCAAGCAACGCAAATTGAATCAAGATGTTTGCCAAATCAGCAAGCACTGAACGAGCAAACTCTTTGAAGTCAGCAGTGCCTTTAGTTAGGAAATCTGTCAAAACATCGCTGGCACCACGAAATGCTCCGGCCAAGGTGCTGCCAAGGTTTCCAGCAAGGTCGCCCATGTCTTTAATGCCAGCTTTAAATGACTCTTTAAAATCGTCAAAGAAAGATTTTTCACCATCTTGTCCTGCAAAAGCGGCTTTTATTTTGCGTATTGCCTCTGCTAATTCTTCGGCACTTAATACCCCCAACTTGATTGCCGTCATTCCAGCTTCAATAATTGGCACCAGGGCTTGATTGTTTTTAATTCTTTTTTCTTCTTCTTCCGTAAGCTTTTGCGTGCTGCGAAGAGTGTCACCTACAAGAGTTTCAAATTTCACCGCTGCATTACCTGCTTCTTCTTGTTTTTTTGCTTGATTTTCAATGTGCTTCTCTATGTCTTGTTCAAATTTTTGCCTCGATTCAGCAACTGCCAAATTCTTTGTATTGGCATCGGCATTCATTTCTCCAATAGCTTGCAACCGAATTTGATGGTCAAGCAAGGCAACGTTGAGAGCATCTTCTCTTTCAAGCGCTTCAACCCTCAACAAACCAAGCTCGTAAAGCTCTTGGCTTGTTTTTTTCATTTTTGAGCTTGTCTGGTCACCACCACCTAAATCAATACCTGGCAAACCTTTTGGCTTATCAGGCTTAATTTTTTGTGTCGCTCTGTTAATAGCCTGCAAATCAAACAACTCATTTTGCAATCTTTTAAAGTTGGCTTCGGTTTGTCTGATTTGTCTATCTAAAAAATAAGTGTCCGGTTCCCTACCCTTAGCTTTTTGCGATTCTTCGACTTCTTTTTTCTTGTTTTCAAGGTTGGTTAAAGTTTGTGCCTCTCGCTGCATTGCTTCAGTTATTTTCTTTATTTTTGCCTCGCCTGCGATTCCAAAGAATCTGTTTAACTCGTCTGCGGCATCGCTAATTGCATTTGCAATATTGGCAAAAGTTGTCTGAAAAGACGCTCCAATTGGCTGTAACAATGTGCCAACAGAAGCAGACAGGTTTGACAATGCGGTCTTGAGTCTGTCACCAGCCGCTGCAGGACTATCAGCAATAATCTTGGCTGAATCGCCAAATTCTCTAAAAAGTTGCTCTGCGAATTTTTGAAAATCTTGCAAGCTAACTTCCCCTGCCTCAAGAGCCTTGTCAAGCTGTTGGGGTGTCATACCCATTGCTTCAGCAAACAAGGTAAAAGCACCGGGTAAACGCTCACCAATCTGCTGACGCAATTCCTCAGCAGAAACCTTGCCCTTACTGAATACCTGTGCAGTTGCAGTCAGTGCAGAATCTAAATCCTGCAAACTTCCACCAGTTCCTCTAATGCCAGCAGTAACACCTTTAAAAGCGGTTTCCGTAGCCGCAACATCACCACCAGCACCAATAACAGAAGCTGAAAGTTTTGTAAATTGACGGGTAAGAATATCTTGTGGTATCGCTAATTCCTTGCTTGTTGTTGAGATAAATTTCAGCGCACGTTGGTATTCTGCTGAATCTTTAGTGACCAACTTTAGGGCTAGTCTCTGCTTTTGTAACTCTGCAGCATATGCTGCCGTTGCACCCAAGGCTTCGCGTACCTGTCCAACTTGTGCGCCAATGGCGCCACCAACAGCAGCTCCAACAGGACCGCCAGCAATTGCACCAATACCAGCGCCAATAGCGCCTTCTGGACCACCAAAAATGCCAGCAGCGGCAATAGCGCCAGCCCCTTTTGCAAACCCAGCAAGACTACTACCACCACGCCGTCCCTGAGCTTTAGCTGCTTGCCGTTCAAACTTGGCAGCCTCTGCAGTCGCTTCTTTAAATTCTTTGGTAGTTACATCAACACTGTTGGCCAGTTCACGCCAAGCACGGCTGTAATCATTAAGGGCATTAATGCTTTTACCTTTTATTTGGGCGTCGTTTGCCTTGAGCGTTGCGGCAAGGTCTTTAAACTTTTTATTTGATATAACAGAACGCGATGCAACATCATTGAGCTTTGCACTCAGCTGAGCAAGCGCAACATCGCCTTCTTTTTTGATCCTCAGCCTGATTTCAGAAGTGATGCTCATTTGCTTTTTGCGTTCAGAACGGCAAG